ACTAGGGCTGGTAGGTAAATCTGCAGTTGTTGTTTGCAATTTTAACGTACCATCTGTTTTTGCTTCTAAGCCATTATTAGCTTCTAAAACCAATGTACCAGAAGATCCATTGATTTCTATCTTATCTTTCATTATTACTTTTCGTAATATATTAAGTCTTGCTCCCTCAGTAGCATCATAATTAATTCTTGCTACTTGTATTTGACTATCGTTTGTTTGGTCACGCAATGATAATGTATCACCTTTTATATCATCTGCTACTATATCATCGACAGTTAAATCACCAGTAATTGTAAGATTACCAGTCATTGTTGTATCACCAGTTATAGTTGTAGTACCTACAATATCTAATGTATTAGTACCTAAATATAAAGGACTACCTATGCCTTCTCCATCAAATACTCTTTTAGCAGTTGTTTCTAATCCTTCATTTGCAGTTGTACCTGCAACTGTTAATAAATCTTTATACGAATCTTTTATCGCTTTATCTTGTAAACTAGCCAATTGATACCTCCGTAAATGTTGGTTTTGCTACTTGTGCTACTGCAGTATATGTTGGTAATGGAATGTCAGGTACATTAGTATATACAGGTGTATCTATATTTATCTCAGATAATGTTGTAGTATTATCTATTATAACTGTAGCAGTAAGTGAGTTAAATGAAAAATCTGCAGTATTAAATGTAATATCAGCAAGATTCCATGTAGCACTTATTTCCTGTTCTTGTCCATATTGCGTAACAAATCCCATTATATATCATATCCTGCAATTGTATAACCAGAACCATCTATACCTTTGTTAGCAGCTTCTAAAGCATCTCTAGCTTTTAATTCAAATAGTTGTCTAAAATATCCTGCTAATTCTAATGTTTCTGGTTTTTTTTCATAACCTTCAGCAATAACTTTATAAGCTAATGCTTCGTGAAACTCAGGGTCAAATGAAGGTGATTGAGTCATATGTATTTTTTCATCTGTGTTAGAAGTTCCTGATATAAATTCATCATCTTCTTTTATTACAAACATTGTAACTGTTTTAACAGATGTTGGACTTGCAAAGTTTTGACCACCACTATGTTTAACTATTGCAATAGCACCTCGTTCTATAAAATATAAATGTTCCATTATGTCAAATCTCTTTCTTCTGGTCTAACTAAACTTCTTTGTATAGTTTTACCATCAAAATCAACATGTTTAACTTCTATAATTCTACTATCTAATCCGTAATATCTTTTACCTACTTCAGTATCAAACTGAAATGCTCCTTCAAGACTTCTGCTTTTTCTAGCAAACTCTTTAGACGCATTGTTTAATCTTATGCGTATTTCTGTTTCGCTCATATCAGGATGATGCCCACGAATTAATTCATGTAATTGTTGTTGTGTCATATTAATGCTCCTAACCTCTGTAATTCTTGAGCATATAGAGGAGTTAATGATTGTATTTGTAATGTAGTACCTTGTGCTAACTCTACATCTTCGTCTGTTTGCACCTGTGTGTTTAATACATTTTGTAAAAATTTAATAGCAGCACCTAATACAACAGCGTAATAAGCTGTACTTGGCATATTACTTATTGTTGTGTCACTACTACTAACTGTAGGATAACTTATAGTGTATAATCTTGCAGGAGCTGAAACAGTAGGATCTGGCTTAATCATTACTTTTGTTCCTTGCATATAATAAACAGGAGTTCTAGCAGTTGCAAAACTTAAACTATTTGTGTCTTCTATTTCTGCCTTACTTCCTAAAGGAACTTCAGAAACACTACGACCATTAAGTTCTATATTTACAACTTCTTTATCTTCTATATTTAAACCATCTGCATTGTTTAATACGTTTTCTGAACCATAACGCATTTTTAATCTAGGTGGTAAAGCAGACTGAACTTCTCTAGCAGAAGCAGTCAGATATTGCAATATTGCAGTATCTAATCCACTATCTTGGTCACCAATTAAATCTTCTACTTGTTGTATAAAAGTCATTATTAACCTATATAAGCTATTATACTACCACTTGCTAAATCTATTTCAGTCCATCTTCCATATATAGTACTGCCTGCTGGAAATGTATTACTTACATCTATTTGTTTTCCACCAGAACCTTCTTGATATGTTTCAGAGCCACCTGTTGCATCATGTGCTGATGCTTCTGTGCTTGGATAAAATGTACTATTTTCTGCTACTAATCCACCTGACGAATCAAATGTAGTTGCTGCTAAAAATTGTATTGCTACAAACGCTTTACCATCTGGAGGTTTAATTGCACCACTATTATCATCTGTAAAAATAGAACCAGATTGTCCTAAATTAATATTGTTTGCTTCTAATACTGTGTATTTGTGTATTGCCATCTTGTATCTTTCTTATAACTTACCGAGCTTGACAACTCTCATGGTTATATAGTTTATTTCTTATATTTCTTTTTACCCATTTTCTTAGGCATGGATTTACCTTTTTTCTTTTTTGGAGGTCTGCCTCTTTTAGAGCCATACGTTCCTTTGCCCATTGGCATATAATGCTCCTATCTAGAGCAGGGGAGCATAAAGCTCCCCATACTCATTTTGTTTATGATGACCTAAAAGCTAAACCATTAGTAGTTACTTTCATGCAACTATCAACGATATACCATTTAGAACCATCAGATACCATAGATACATAGTCACCAGCAACACTACCAGAACCAAACTCGATATAATCTACGTTTGGACCTGCATTATCACCAGCTCCTGTTTGAGCCTGTAGATGTCCTACAAAGTTGTTACCTTCAGCAGATGTAATTTTACATGCTGCTGTATCGTAATCAGCTATTTGTATAATCTTTAACTCGTATCCTTTTTTACACGCAGGTAAAGTTATGTTTAACGCACCAGCACTAGAAGGTGGAGTAAAACAAATTACTTTTCCACTATCTGAACTACCAAGTGTAGCACTAGCTGTTAAAGATTTAACTCCTGCACTTGAACCACCTAAGTAAGGTCTAGCCATAATATGCCCCCTTAATCTGTGATTTTAAATAGAGAATGACTTTCAATTAACTGTATTCCAAGTCCTTCATCAGACATATACTGGTCTTTAACACCATCAAAGGCATTATCAGTTTTAATATTAGCCTGATACATAGAAGGTCTATACTGCGCATGAAATAGATTCTCATCAGATACTACAACCATGTACTTATTGTACTGATTACGTAGAGCTGGTGTTGGAATCAACTGTAACATACCATGAGGTGTCTCAAGTACTCTGTAGTTAAATCCTAATGAATCACGTTTCATGTCACCAAGGTTAACACTCCATCCAGAGTTTCCAGCTAATCCAGAATCTCCTGCCATTTTAGACCAATAACCTAAAGCACCAGCTCCCACGAAAGCACGCTTTACGCCTACTTCTGGAACATACTGGAATACTTTTTCCATATCGTCTACAAACTGACCATAAGAGTAACTAGCCTCAGATACAGTAAAGATGTTTTGATAATCAACAGAAGAACTAGAAGATCCATACTGCTCTAATGCAGATACAATTCCATATGTACTTCTAATTAAATTACCATTAGCATCAGTTCTTCCACCATCAGCAAAAGAATCAGATGTAGAACCATCTTGTAAGTCAAGACCTGTTCCACCAAGCCTCTTACCAAATAAGAAAGCTTTTTCTTTTTGCATCTTATGCTCTTGTGCTTTGATTCTGCGTAGTCTAGCTAATTCAGATGATTCACCTCTAAGTACTGCAGCTTGTAAAGTTCCAGTAACTTGTAGTGGTGTTTTAAAAATCTGACAACTATTAAACACAACATCAAGGTCATCTGACCATGCATCTGGAGCAGAACTACCTTCACCATGTGCATTACCAATTACACAAAAGTAATCATCATCTGATACAGAAATAGCACCACTAATTGGTTTTACTGTAATGTGATTATCTTCTGGAATAGCAGTAATTACTACAACACCTCTGTTTGTAGTCTTAGCTGAGTCCCATACTTCACATTGTAAACCAATATAAGATGAATCTGGTGAAGATGCTAGGTTATAGATATTGTCAATTTCTAAGCTATCACCATTGTTATCATCACTTAATGTAGCTGATTCTGCTGCTTGGAACTCTTGTTTAATCCAAGGATTCCTGTGTTCAAACATTTTGAAAACAGGGTCTGGTACTGAGCGTAGCTCCTGATTACTAACCATTGTAGTAAAGGGAGCAACATCAGTCCATAGTTCTTTAGTAACTTGTGGGTCTACATAAAAATCTCGTCTTTCGTTGTAGATTACACCACTAGCACCAAGTTTCTTTTCAGTTGCCGCCATTGCGTAACTCCTTATTACTAGCGACCTAGTAATGCATCATTAAAAGATTGCTCATCAGTTCTAGGTTGTTCAGATTTACCTGTTATAACACTAGGGTCTTTAGGTACTGATAACCTTTGAGCTTGATTTTGCATCTCTTGTGTTTTTTGTTGCACTACTGGATTCGCATTTGTTCTTAATTCAAATAACTTAGCTAAATTATCCATAGAAAGATTATCTGGTGCAGAAGCCCATTTGATAAAATCATTAGCTTTTGCATTATCCCAGCCATAGTTATTAACAGCATGACTATACGCTTGTTGTTGTATAGCTTGCTGTTGTTGTACAGCCATTTGTTGTTCATATTGAGCCTGCATTTCTGCTTGCCTTTGTGAATCAACATTTCTAAGATAACTAAGATATTCATCTCTATAGTTTTCTTTAGCTACTCGATACTCAAACGACTTTGATTCTGGGTCATTATAAGCATCAACTTCATTGTAATTAACTGGTTTCTCAGGTTCTGTAGGCTCCTTCAATGAAGTCTGCTGAACTCCCATTTGGGTTTGTCCTGCAGGTTGTCCATTGGAGAGCTTTGCTTCTAAACTATCGAGAACCTCTGGATTATTTTTAATAATTTGCTCAACAGGAGCCATACTATTTCTATAATAATCTAGTTCTTCTCTAAGATTAGATAGTTCACTCTTGGCTTTATCAGCCTGTGACTGCCAGTACTCATACCTATTAGTGTCTTCTTTTGGGTCAACACCGTTTTCTGTGGTTTCACTAATTGGAGCTGCAACTTCTTGACCACTAGTAGGGTCTAAGTCAGTATTAGGAACTGATTCAACTTGAGGTGCTTCACTAGCATACTCTCCTTGAAACATTTCCACATCTTGCGAAGGTGCAGAACCAGCATCAACTACTTCCAAATTATCCATTTTCTTTTTCCTTTATTTGCGATTTGGTTAATTCCAGCAACCGCTTCCTCAATTCTCTTCATTTATACTTAGTATAGTTTCATTCATCTCACGCTGTGGATTGTCTTCAGCAGCCATAGATAAATCATTCCTTGCATTCTTTAACTCATCACTAAGTCTAGATTGATATAATTTTTGTGCCATTTCTACTTTGGCTTCAGCTTTAGCAAGCTTCTTTTCAAATTCTTTTACTTCTACACGCTTTCTATCATGTAGTGATTCCCTCTGTGCAGTCTGTAAATCACCTTTAAGTTTCTTAATTTCCTCATCCTGCATTTGCAACTGTTGTTGTAATTGTTTCATCTGTCCAGATCTTTCTAGTACACCTTCCATATCTGCAACATCAGTTTGTTTTAATAACTCTATTTGGTCAATTAAACCAGCTTGATATAACTGCATGTAGTACTCAAATCTTCCCCAACGATTACTTGGCAATGTAGAACCAGATAATACTATAACATCATATTTACCAACAGTAATATCATTTTGTTTGCCTACAACATTTCCTATATCATCATACATAGGACTATTAACTACAACTTCCATAGGTTTGTTATTAGGTTGCATTATTCTCATAACTTTTTGGTCTGTATAAACTTGTTGTATTAAACCTATAACTACTTTAGCTAATTGATTTATTCCTTCTTCTATGTCATCTCTTTTAGATTTTATACGTCTTTGACCATATTCATCTAAAGCAACAGTACCTTTAAAAGTTTGTGGTGCAGCACCCATGTCGCCCTGCATTAAAGCGTATATACCAAGGATTCTTTCAATATCAGCTTTTGCATCTGCCTCATTTTTATATAATTCATTAGGCAAAGGTATAGGGGATGCTACTATAGGACTACCTAACTCTGGGTCAAACTCTATGACCGCTGTTCCTGCTCTACCCCAATCTTGTTCTACCTGCTGTTTGTTTACTGCACCACGAGGGATTAATAATTTTACATTTGTACTACTAGATGCATGTGCAATAATTAATGAACGTATTTTATTTATATACTCTTGCAATCCTTTTACAAGCCTTACATCAGACATAGGATAAGGATTACGATTAAAACCATTCATAAATGGTACAATTGGATATTCTTCTATAGGTAATATTGATTTATATAACATATGGTCACCTACAGAAACACATTGCTCTATATTTGTAACTTCTATTTCGTTTACTAAAATTCTATTATCTTGTATTAAATGGTCTTTAGTAGCAATGTCTATATAGCTTGTAGAGTTAGGTATTGACCCTTCATGTTCTTTACCTGCCATTGGCATAGGTTGACCTGACATAGGGTCTTGCATCATATGAAACGTATCACCCATTTGTTCATGTAATTGAACATAACCTCTAACTTGTTTTTCATCAGTAAATATTTGAACATCACCATTATTGTCAGTTAATATAACTACTTCTTCTTTTTTGTAATCATCATATTGGTCTATGTTTAATACTTTTTCTTCATTAGAGTATGGGTCATATATTTTATAATAAGGCATACGTATTTTTGTATACCTTGTAAACATTTCTAATTCTCTATCCCCAGTTAATTCTTCTCCTGCTATTCTGCTTTTTAATGTAACATCTTCAGAGTATAAAGGAGTTCTACTTTCAGCAGGTATATTAATGTGACTAGTTTCTTGAACTTGTAATATTTGTTCTTCAAACTCAGGGAAGTATTGTATTAATTGATTTTCACTCATCAATTTAGCTACAATTATATGACCACAATCTCTAGCAAAGGGATCTTTACTGCTTGGGTCAAAATATACTTCAAGGGGGTCTATTGATTTAAGACAAACTTCACCACGACCAAAGTCTTTATCTGGGTCTGTATATGCCATCATAACTCCCATGCCTTTAACATAGTAGTCATCGATGCATTGCTTGAGTTCTACGTTGCCATGTGAATTATCCCAGACGTAGGACATCAAGTCAGAAAATAAACGACCAACTTCTGTATCGCTGGTTTCTCTGGCAGTTGACTGAAATCGTGGCTTGTTAGCAGAGAGCATAGCTTTTGCTTGCTCTACTGCAGAAAAAACTACATTTACGACAATAGGTTCTTGAGCTTTATTGCGTAAGGTGTCAGCTTGTTCTTTTGTCCATTGCTTACCATTACGAAACTCATTATCCTCTACAGCTTGCTTTGCCCAGTTTTCTCTGGCAGAGCTGTATTCTTTTAATAGGTCGTGTGTAAATTGTACTTCTGGGTCTTTACTAGAGTTATTATTATGCATAGAGTTAGGTTTTTAATTACTTAAACTATTAATGTCTATAAAAAGTTCCCATTTAAGATGTTTTCCAATCATAGCTCTTTGCAGCAACTCTGCTGCTAGGTTCATTTTCTTTATTTTCTAATACATGGCTTGGAGCGTAGCATTTCTTCATTGCATAATACAATCCATCTAATAAGTCATCATGCTTACCTCTAGGATACAATAGCAATTCATCTTTTAATGCTAGTTGTTCTTTTTTAATATACATTTTCTTTTGTGCAAAATATGGCTCCATTGTTTCTAGTCTTGATGATTTACTAGTTCTTGGTGCTTCTTTTATTTCTAATCCACTAATAAACAGATTCTCTTCTTCTGTTCTTTGTCTCAGGTACTCTCGTAGCATTTCCTGATAACCTACAGACTCAATACGTACTTTTACAGGCTTGTATAGTTTAAAATACTCTATGATGCTTTCTGCTAAATTCATAGGGGTTGCTCTTTTGCGGTAGTATTCTAGAACATACCTGTTGTTTTTGTTATCAACTGCTACAGGCATAATAACACTATAGTCAGCTGTCTTGCGTATTGAGGATGCAGGGTCAACCCCCATAAAGACGTTTACTGGTATCTTTTTATCACCAGCAGTTAGATAGTGTTGATTATCACTATCTATTTCTAATTTATAATTATGATATTGTATATACTCTTCTTTAAACAGCTGGTCTTCATCGCCAACTATTTGACATAAATATTCTCTATAAAATACACTTACTCTTGCTATAGACTCTAATTCTTCTTTTTTTTGTTTTAATTTTTTTATAGGTTGCCAATCTTCCCACAATGCTACTTCATTATCCATGTCTGGACTAAAATGCATATTAACCCATCCCTTCATTTGTTTTAGTATTTCTACCATGCAGCGTTGATGCTGCGGTGTGCCAATAACTATTATTCTACCTTTAGTAGGATCTAGTGAAGGAACTGCTGATTGCAATAACCATCTAAGGTTTTGCTCCATAGCTTCTGCAGTTTTAGTATTGTTTTCGTCTTCTGGGTCATCTACAATAATTAACGTAGGTCTTTGACTGCCTACTTTAATACCTCTAAGCTGTTGACCTGTACCTTTACATATTATCATAGAGCCATCTTTTAACTCTATCTCTGACTTAGCCCATTGTTTAGCACTATGTTGACCCCAGTATCCATATATAGCTCTAAATGTTTCGCTATAATCAAGAACATCTTTTATTGTACCTAATAATTTTATAGCATGGTCTTGGGTTCTGGATACTAAGACTATTAATTTACTCCCCTCGTGATGCATAAGGTGGTATAAAGGGTAGACACCACCCACAATGGAGGATTTTGCATGACCACGAGGGGCAATGATGTTTACTTGCTTGGAGGCACTATCAAGTAAAGCATCAGCAATCTTATAATGAAAATCTGGTGAAGGAACTGTAAACATATTTGGCATTATAATCTTACCAAACATTATCATGTTCTTCTTTAATTTATTTACTACTAGCTTTTTATCTTCTGCCACGCTTTTTTTTCTTTGGTTTAGGGCATGTTGTTATGTTATGTATTTTAGTTTCTTCATAATTACCTGTTTTTATGCCACAATGTTTATGGTCACCACAATCTGTAGCAAATGCACACATCTTATCTATGATAGGACAATGTGCAAACATCAATACATTTCATCATTCCACAATATGCCATAGGTTTCCATTTCTTTCAACGCATCAATAGCTACGGAAGAAAGAAACTCTGGGTCACTACTAGGCATAGCAGAAATAACATGCAACGCTCTTACAGCTACATCAAGCTGGTCTTCCATAATGTTAGCATTTACATGCTCATAATCATCAGGATTCTTGGGGATGCTCATTTGTTTCCTCTTTTCTTTGTAATGTTAGTTTATTTTCCTCCATCGCTATAGTATCAGCTATTTGTTTAGTAACATCTATCTGTACTGTATCTGTTAATACTTTTTTACTAGGTTTCATTTCTAGTAAATCCATTATTGCATCGTTTGCTTTAAGAAAATTGTTAACATCACCCTTGCCTTCTGCCATATGTAACGCTCTAAGTAGGTTATCTAATGCAAATTCTTTGTTAATACTCTTTTCAGCCAATAATTCTTTTAATTTTTGTTCTACCATGTCTTTTGATACCTTTTGTTTTAGAAATCTTCGTACTGTTGCTGCTGGAATCTTTTGGTCAGGTCTATATATCTGTCCTAACTTGTCAAAATCTACCTTATCTCCAGATAATAGCATATTAGCATATGTATTTATCGTATTTTTTGCTCTTGTAGTATTTATTTCTTGTTGTTTCCAATCTTTTGCAGGATTAGTCTTAGAATAACACTCATATGCATGATTTAACTCAAATTTTATTGTAGAAAACGAACTTCCCCATCCTACACCACATGTTAGTTTAATAAATGTTTTAGTATGTCCATTCTTATCTGTATAATCTTTTCTAGATACACATTCACTAACATAATCATCGTCTGTAAGACCCCAGTCACCAGTATTACATTCTTTCCAATATAAATACTTTATATTCCTATCATCTGCTTCTTGTTTTGTGTAAACAGGGTATTCTGCAGTTTTTCTATTAATTCTTCGTTTTATTTTTATCATGTTTTCCTAGTAACTGTTACTAACTAGTAACTGTTACTATATAAGTAACTTATA